TTTTCTTAGTTTGTGTATCCTACTTTTGATCCCCTAACTGCTGAGTTAGCAGCGAAGATCGCATGACTGTTTTGTTTTTCAATCAATTCACTTGTAGCTCTTACTAATGTAAAGGATCCCACAACTGGACCATCTGCACCCTCTACAACAGTTACTAGATGATCACTACTTTCAGATGTATTCACCACACGAACTACAGTAGCACTGTCAAAAGTTGACGCAGTACCTGATCCAGTGGGTAATGCTGATTCAGCACCTTTAATTAATAGTCTACTCATCTTCTTGAGGTTCCTCTATTGGTTCTTGATCTACTTCAGTTTCATTTTCAAGTTCTGCTGTAGGTTCTGGTTCTTGACCAAATAAACTTGCTGCAGTGTATTTTTTCATACCATCAATTCTTTCACCTGCTTTTGCATAGATCATTGATTTTAATGTATCTGTGATTTCTGCAGGAGATGAGTCAGTGGCAATCAAATCCAACACATTTGTTGGTTGAGTTTCATTATCTTCCATAAAAATAGTATAGATATATATTTTATTTATATCTCGGCTTTTCTAGCATCTTTTTGTGCATCGGCATCAGTAATTTGTGCCTCTGCCTCCAAGTCAGGATCTTGAGGATTATCTCCTAAATCCTGCCCACCACCATCTGGTAAAGGTTGACCTGTGATTGGATCTACAGAGTTTGGATCTGGTAAAATTCCTTTACTAATTTCATCTTCTATTTGTTCATCTAATTCTATAATTTCACTATCTGTCTGTCTTAAAATTTTCTTTCTTACATATTCTGTAGAATAAAATTTACCAATATAAGGTTCAATTGTTGCTAGATTTCCAAGACGACTCTGAATCATTTCTGATTCTTTTAGTTCAGCAAATTGATTATCATATAAAAAGTCATACTGTATATGCTCACTCATTGACTGCCAGTCTTCAGGCGTGACAATATTCTTTAATATCAATTGAGTGCGTAACATATCATTAAACATTGAAGAAAATCTTTTTCTTAAACGTCCTACAAATTTTGAAAATTTTAATTCATCTCTCAATATTTCTGATGAACGACCTAAGTTAAATCCACCATCAGCAGCAATTCTTGACTCAGGAACTCCTAATGCACGATATAATTTTTTCTGAAAATATTCAATATCTGAAAGTTCACCAAGATTTTGTCCACCAGGTAAAGTTGTAATTTCAGTTCCTCTACCACCCTCTCTTCTTGGTAACCAGAAGTCTTCCATCATAGACATGAACTTACGATCATCTCTTACTTCACCAGTGTTTGCATCGTAAACTAATTTGTTACGATAACGACTCATCACTTCTTTTAAATATTGTTCTGCTTTGACCTTCGGTAAATTTCCAACATCAATGTAAAATATTCTTCTCTCTGGTGCTCTTGACAGTCTATAAATTACAAGACTATCCTCAATCATTCTTAATTGATTGAGTGCCTTAATTGCTTTGTGCATATAAGACAATACAGTTCCTTTATTACGATCAACTAATCCAGAACTACAATATACAACTGAGTCTTTTGCAATTTTTACAGAACCTCTTTTTGCACCAGATCCAGCAACCATACCCGAATTATAATTAGGTTTTGCTGTATATAAGAAATATTCCTCTATTTCAGGTTCGTTAATAGAATTTGTTGGATCCTTTTGACCACCTATTTGAAGACTTGTTCTTGGATCTTCTTTCTTTTGTTGACGAACAAACTTCATCTTCATTGGATCAACATATCTCAGATCCTGTATACCAGCCAAGGGATTTTTTACATCAATGACCTTTAAATAATATAATCTACCATCTACATACCAATTTCTGAATATTTCGTGTGCTTTACGATCAAAATCTAAAATTTCTTTTATATTTTTAAATTCTTCTCTGATAACTTTTTTTAACGTATCGCCAGCATTTAAGTTAGATAATTCTATTTCAACAGGAGAATCATATAAATCACTTACAATCGCTTCATTTACAACATCCTCTATTGCACCATCACACTCTGGATGCAATGCCATTTCACGATATCTGCGAATTAAATCATGTTCAGTTCTATAAACACCCTCAATATCCAAATATGATCCATAAAAACCACTGGAAATGTAATTATCAACCCCATCCTGATTTGTCTTCGGGACAGGGGATATTACTGATGGTGATTTATTTTTACCATCATCAATAGAAAAACCAAACAGTTTAGCCATAGTATAATATTTTTACTTCTATTATAGCACTATTTAGGCAATTAGTTAATGTCCTCTCCACCTGCATTAGTACCGTTACCTTTCATTGCTTCCCAGTATAGAACTTGAAGTTCGACCTGAAACTCTTGAATGCCCTGAGCATCATAAGATAATTCAATAGGTGCAACTTGAGTAGGAAATACATCATAGAATTTATATTTTCTTAGTGTCTCTCCACTACGATCAAGTTGGAATACAAATGCATCTGCTTGATAATCAGCAGGATTAGTGGTTCCAGTATTATCAGAGACTCTATTAATTGTATTCATCCACTTTTCAAAAGCAGAACGAATTGCAAAATCCGTATCATTAATTATTGTGATTGTCCATGTGTCGAATGTTCGATCACCAGCAATTTTTAAAACCCTACCTCTGAATGGTACTTCAATTGGAGCAACGTTTGATGCAGGTAAGTTTGCTGCTTTGACTAAGAATCTTGCCTTACTCAAAATATCATTCAAACCTTCTACATTCACTGCGGTTGGAAATGCAAGTTCACACTCAAAGAGATTTGAACGTGCACCACCACCACTGAGTTTACTCTTGAAATCAGTAATTTTTCTTAATGGAGGTGGATTTAATTGGTTTCTTGTAGCCATGAGTTTTTTACTTCCTTAAGTTAATTAAACGTTACCGATTACTTCCTCAAAGGATACGCCTGTTCTTGTTGCAACAAAGGTTAAACCAATGAAGTTAATGGAACGTGCGGGTTTAATGAAGATATCTGCGACAAACTCATTATTGTCTATTACAGATGCGGTGTTGTTAGTTTCGTCACATATGACGACATAATCAAAAATTCCTCGTTTTGCTTGAACATCACGAAGGAATGGTTCAACAATATTTACAAAGTTAGTCCTTGTGATTTCATCGTTAAACTCAAAGAGTTGATCTCTTGCAGCAGCAGATATCGCATCTTCTAAGAAGATGAATAATCTACGAACATTTATGCGATCAAACGCTGATGATTTACCAAATCCAGTTTTATCACCAAACAGAATAATACCATCACCAGGTTGGAAAATCACTGGGTTTATTCTGTTTGTATAAAGTGTGTCTCTTTGGGTTTTGTTAGGACTGTATGCCAGTTTAACAGCGTTGAGAATCGCACCTCTTGAGTTACCTGCTGGCGAGAACCATGGGAATTGATTAAGATCATTTCTTGCACAAGTTCCAGCGATATCTCCATTTAATGGGACATAACGGAAAGTGTCGTTAAATCTATCATACATGTATTTGTAACCAGAGTCAAATACTGCATAAGTTGACGATGTTATTGGTGCATAAAAATCTACTATTGAATCAGTTATGTCATTTTCAGGTCTTAATGTGAATGAAGATGCACCCTCAGTGAGAAATGCAGTTCTGTTTGGTGATATGAATGCAAGTGCATCCTTTCTTGTTTCAGCAACTTGAATTATTTTGTTTGCCTTTGCCTGAACTAGATTTTTTGTTCCAGCACCAGATCCCATCAGTAAGAAATCAATTTCAAAATTTTCTGTATTGATTAGTGATTGATATCCATCACTGACTTGACCTAAACCTGCTGTTAGAGATCCATCACCTAAATCAGTCACACCACCATAATTTATTCCACCTGAAAGTGTATAAGTTTTACTACCTGATGAATCAAATATAATACCATCTGCATTTTGATCCCAATCACCACCTTCAAAAGTTTCAAAAGCCAAACCACCACTTTTAAATCCAGTTGTTGTTAAACCTATTTTTTCAGTATCTGATATATCAGCAGGTTGTGAACCACCAAATATATTAGATGAAACATTGTATAAGTATTTTCTCCAATATTGTGGTGATCCTGCGGAGAATATGGCATCTTTTGCTTTGGATAAACCAATATGTTTTTCAAGAACAGTTCCAGCGTTACCTGTAACTCCTCCTGTACCATCAATAACCACTACATGAATTTCATCAAATCTACTACCTCTAGCAGCAGCAAAACTTGAAGTTCCAGGTGGATCTACTAAAGTATTCCAAGTAATTGTGTTTCCAGTTCCAACTGTTAATGTTTGCTCACTAAACCAATCTCTTGTACCTGTAAGACTTGTATCTATTGGGTCAGTGGTTTTAGATGTCGAAATACCAACAGTGTTTGCATTTGACTCATCATATTGGAATCGGAACGTTCCAGATTGTTGATAATCTCTCGCTGTTTCAGTTCCTGCTGTATCAACATGAGATACAAATTTAACTGCAATCTCATCAGTTTTTAAACCACTATTAGTTCCAACTCCAGTAATTATACCTTTAAAGTATCCCTCTATTGCTTCTGCGGTTCCAATTCCTGCAACTACAGTTCCAGAAGGTATACTTTGAGATACTCCCATACCGACTCTGAGATTACCTGTTGTCGAACTAGTAATATCTACACCAGTTAAAATTTGATCAGCAAGTGCATCTATTGTTGCAACTCTTAAATCGTTACCCCATGAACCAGGATTTCTTGCAGTAAAAATTATGTTACTGATAGTGCTGCTATCATAACCTAATTGATTATAATGTTCTGTGCTTTTTATTTTTACAGCAGACCCTGATCCTATTTTAGAATTTTTCAATCCATCATCATCTGCTCTTACTACTCGCATATTTCCACCATATGCTAAGTATGATGATGCTACAAACCAGTCTTCATACTGTTTATCCTTTTCCTGTGGTTCACCAAAATTGTCTAAAAGATCAGACTCGCCTGTTACTAAAACTGGTACTCCGACAGGTCCTTTGACAAAGGGTGCGACAATTGCACCTATTCCTCCAGAGGTAGCGTCTACTCTACCAATGGTTGTATCAACCTCTCTAACTACAATACCAGGAGATGATAAATTTAACGCCATCCGTTACTCCCCGAATCTCAGATTTATTTAAAATTATTTATTCAAAAGGGTATTTTCATTGGGGAAACAACACGTGAACATTACCAATCTGGGTAATACCATTCTTTTTCTGGTTTATTTGATTTT